TGGAGGGTGCCTAACGGCACCCGTTCGCATTACAATCTGGGCAGATTGTGAGAGTGCCAGTGCCAGAACTGCGCGGTCAGGGTGCTGGATTGCCTAACGATTCTTCCGTTAAGAGTGTTGGAAACGACGAGAGCAAACGGTGGAGAGGCGGCAGAGGCGGATCCTTGAGAGTCGAGGAGAGGGTTAATGCCTGCTATGCCTACATTCTCGAGGGTGGCACGCGACGGCAGATCACCGAAAGACTCTCGTCTAGGTTCAACACGTCGGTTCGAACCGCAGACGAAGACTACTCAAAGGCAATGAAGCTTCTAAAAGAGGAGCAAATTGCGACGAGAGAAGACCTTTTGAACCAAATTCAAGCTTTACGGCTTGCTGGGGCGAAGAAAGCGCTCGCTAAGGGTCAGCTCCAAACTTTCTCAATGCTGCTCAAAGACATGGGCGCCGTAATTGGCGAAGCGGCCCCGGAAACACTGGCGTTAGAGGCTCCTAATCTTTCTATTAAAATCGAGCAAAACGCGCCGGAAGACAACAAAAAAGAGGCCTAATCGGCCTCTTTTAGCTTAAATTAAGTCTATCGATCTGTCGTACTCATATTCATCTTCATACGGCTGGCAATACCACTTTAATTCGAGATAATCTCGCATTTCTTCTGCAGAATTGTATCCACATTCTTTGTAGTCGCTGAATTCAGCGAGATTAGAAAAATTAGGCTTTTCCATAGTAAAATGAGAAAATGAGAAATTAGGCCGCAATTGCGGCCTAGTTTGTGATCAGACTGAGGCAGTCTCAGTAAAATATTGGTTCAGCCGAGCAAAGCTGTAGTTGTCTTTTAGTGACTCATCTTTTCTCAGTCTGTCTCGTAGCCATCCTGAGCAGAGAGAATCTAGTTGATCGGTTGTGAAACCTTTCAGCGTTACTTTGTCTCCTGACTCATCATGAATTTCAAGCTCGTTATCATAAGTCGAAAGACTTAAATAAGTCGCGCTGAGACTGATGGTCTGATGATTAGTCTGTTTCATGGTAAAATGTTCAGTTGTCGAGTTTAAAACAAGAACGAGAGCGTTGATTTCTCCCCCCTTGTTGATAACAATATAGACCATTTTGCGCTACACGTAAAGTATCATTTGATACTGTGTAACATTTGTTCACACTCTGCCGAGCACTCTATTGCAAGGGGTTCTCAATAGAGGGGCGGTGTCTTAATGCAAAGGGTTCTCAACAGGGGGCAGGGAACCTACAGATGTAATCCAAAACAAGCAAACTGTAGCACAAAAGGCGGGGTAGGGGTTCAATCCAGAGAAATTGCACGCTAAGGTCTCAAAAAATACGAGCACAATCTTGGTCGCCTCTGCTGGTACGGACGAACTAACGCTGCGATGGGCGCAAGGCCAAGTCTTCAATGCCCGCGACCGCTTCCGCGTCCTCGTTGCAGGCCGCCGCTTCGGCAAATCGTACCTCTCTTGCATCGAACTCTTGCGTGGAGCGATCGACAAACCAGGCGAAGTGTTTTTCTACTGCGCCCCCACCTACCGAATGGCGAAGGACATCGCCTGGAAAACACTCAAATCGCTTGTCCCCAAGCAATGGCTAAAGACCAAAAACGAGTCTGACCTGAAGCTGGAACTCATCAACGGCTCAATGATCGAGCTAAAAGGCACCGAAAACGCAATGGCCCTCCGCGGCCGCTCACTATCGGGCGTCGTTCTCGACGAAGCCGCCTTCATGGATTCCGGCGTCTGGTTCGAAGTCCTCCGCCCCGCCCTAGCCGACAAACAAGGCTGGGCACTCTTCATTTCAACGCCCGAGGGCACGGCCTCCTGGTTTTACGAGCTGTACATGTTCGCGGGCGAGGAAGACAACGATTGGCGGCGCTGGAGCTACACGACAATCCAGGGCGGCAACGTACCCAAGGAAGAGGTAGAGGCCGCCCGAGCCCAGCTAGACCCCCGAACCTTTCGTCAAGAGTTTGAGGCGTCTTTTGAAAACCTATCCGGCCTGGTCGCAATAAACTTCTCCGAAGAGAACATATCCAAAGAAGTAGAAGACATCAAACAAATACCTTTGTGGGTAGGGTTAGATTTTAACATCGATAATATGTCCGCTGTTTGTGGAATAAGGGTAGGAGATGAACTACATATTTTTAGAGAAATCCTGATGGTCAACGCAACCACATGGGATATGGCCGACGAATTGATCCATCAGTTTGGACTGGATCGACGAATTGATGTTTGCCCCGACCCAACGGGAGCCGCCCGGAAGACTGCAGGTGTCGGATTAACGGATCACGCCATTCTTCGGAAGTCAGGTTTGAAAGTTTCGACGCCTCGCAGCCCATGGAAAATCCGAGACAAAGTGAACTGCGTGAATACGGCCATCTTGGACGGAGAAGGCACAAGGCGCATGAAGATCCATCCCAGTTGCAGGGAGACGATCAAATCGCTACGCACATTGGTCTATGACGACAACGGCCTACCAAACAAAAAACTCGGCGTTGACCACATGTTCGACGCACTCGGCTATCTGTGTCTTCAGAAGTACAACTTAAATAGGCACGGTAAACTGGGATCAACAACCTACAGAGTGTGGTAGATAGTGATTTACCCGTCGTACAACGCAGTCAGAGCTGACGGATGGGTAGGAAACGCGGCGTATTACACGTCAGGCCCAAGCGACACGCCCTTCGTGAGAGACGGGGTGGTTCACGCCATGACCCCGGACTGGAACGTGATGGCGGCTGTGACGAATGGCTCCGACTTCATAAAGGAGTTGCATGACCGCTACCTACCACAGGAACCGCGAGAGGATAAAGACGCTTATGCAGCACGAATTGGCCGAAGCGTTTTATCACCATTCACGCTCCGCCTAATCGAAAATGCGGCTGGAATGGTGCTGCGCCGTCCAATCACCGTGGACGGCGACGATTATTGGACAAATTTCAGCAAAAACGTTGACGGCCTGGGCTCATCAATCAACGAATATGCGCGTCGAGCGCTGGTTAGCAGCCTGACTTACGGCCACAGCGGCGTATTAATCGATTTCCCCAACGATCCGGGGATTATCACGCTGCGCGACGAGATCGAACGCGGTCGCCGCCCCTATTTCATCAACATCGACGCCCCCCAAATCTGGGGCTGGCGCCAAGAAAGCACAAACCCCTCCTCCAAACTCACCCAAATCCGCCTTCACGAATGGGTTTGCGTCCCCGAGGGCGATTTTGGCGAAAAACGGGAAGAACAAATCCGTGTCATCCGCCCTGGCACGTTCGAAACGTGGAACACCGAAGGAATCGTCAGAACTGGAACGTATTCCCTCGACGAAATCCCGTTCGTCCCGATCTACAGCAACCGCACGGGAATGCTGACAAGCAAACCCCCACTTTTAGACATCGGTTCGCTCAACATCACGCATTACCAGAGACAAGCGGACCTGATCAATGCTTTACATATCGCTGCAATGCCCATACTGGTTCTCGAAGGCTGGGACGATCAGCCTGAGGGCACTTCGGTCGGCGTCAACTACGGTCTATCGACTATTCCGGGCAATAAGGTCTACTACGTCAACACAGATTCGAGCAGTTTTGCAGCGCAACAGGAGGAGATCAACCAACTAGAGAGCCAAATGGCCAGTTTGGGCGTCACCAAACTTTTAGGCCAAAAATTCGTCGCAGAATCAGCTGACGCCAAACGAATCGACCAAGCACAAGCCAATTCGGTACTTTCGATCATTTCGATGGAGCTGGAATCAGCCCTCCAGCAGGCATACAACTTTGCCGCCCTCTACCTACAACGCGAACCCCCCAAAATCAACCTGGATCGTGATTTCGACTTTTACCGCCTTCTTGGCCAGGACGTAGCAGTAATTGGCGATCTAAACGAGCGTGGGGCGATTACAGACAAAACATTCTTAGAGATTTTGAAGTCAGGCGAAATTTTGCCAGATACAGTGGATTTGAACCGCGAGCTAGCGGAAACCAAACTTCTAAAGAGGAAGAGACGCGATGAGTTGTTGGATTCCGGGGCCATGGGAAGAAGCATGGTCGGCGGGGCTGCGGAAGAGGCGGCAGGCAGAGCGCGAAGCCGCGGCAGCGGACAAAGTGGAACCCGAACCGAAGCGTCGCGGCAGGCCCAAGCAGGCAACCGCACTAGCGGCAACTGAGGAATGCCCCTTACCTAGCGCTCCACCGGTGGAGCAATGTCCAATACCCACCCCCAAACCAGCCTGACCAATGTCACTGATCGCATCCGTCGTATCTGCCGCGATTCTCGAAGGGAATCTGATCATCGGCCTATCCGATGGGTCGGTCATCAACTGCGGCTATGTGCAGGGTCCACCGGGTTTAAAGGGGGATCCCGGTCCGATCGGGGCTGATGGGGATCCTGGTCGCGACGGCAACACCATCATCACAGTGGGTGGAACGCCGCGTAACGACGCTGGCAAGGATGGCGATTATGCGATCGACAACATCAACTGGCGCATCTACGGCCCCAAGAGTGGTGGTACGTGGGGCAAGGCCAAAAATATACTCCCGAGCAAGGAGAATTTAATTGTCAGCGGGCGTGGATTTGAGAGAGGAGCGAGCGGCGGAGGCGGAGGTGGTGGTGGAGGAAGTGAAGGCGGCGGTAGCCGCACAACGTACGGCAACACTTTTCCCGCTTCACCATCAGTTGGCGACCAACACGTTATGGACGATACGCTCTATGAATACGTCTACACCGGTGGCGCGTGGCTGCAGATCGTCAGTCCTGGCGGTGGAGGCGGTGGAGGCGCCACAACACTCGGCCAACTTGCTGACGTAACTCTGGCTGGCACGCAAGAAGGCGAAGTGTTGGCGGCAACGAGTTCGAGCACTTGGGTAAACAGCCAAAACATCGACGGAGGCACCTTTTAAATGAAGAACAATTTTGCTGGCATCCAGCCTCCAGACCCATCAAAGGAAACCATCTGGACAAACCCCAACTCAGGCATTACCTACCACTGGAACGACAGCATCAAAGCGTGGGATGCGGTGTCTGCTTCGCAGGTTGCTCAAACAACAGAGACGCTACCGCTAGCGAACCCATCACGATTCAAGTCGACTAAATCACTACCTGACAGCTCAGGTCTATCAACACAAAAGGATCTGAATGAATGGATTTATGAGTGCTTGGAATCGGTGACAAATAGTATTCCTGATGTCAGCGCTTTAGAGAGCAGAATCGAAACGCTTGAAACCCAGATCGAGCTACTTGCGAGTCTTGTACCACCAGTTGATTACGGTGAAGTAGAAATTACAGGAGGCAATGACTACAACGAAAACCAATGCTGGCTAGCACCAAACGAAGAGGGCATGTTTATATGCAATTTAAACGGATCAAATACACACGGTTGTCGGTATAGCTGGGAATTGATGCGTGGAGAGGGACGATTTAGTGGCCCAACAAATGCTCAAACTGTAATGCTATTGAACCAGTCATCTGCTCCAAATACAGTTGTTTTGCGGTGTACTGTCAGCCACCCATCAACCGAGGCTACAGTCCATGGTGAGATCAACATTCTTGTGCAAAACGCTGACTAATGGGGCTACCAACGCAACCAACACCTATTCAGAAAGGTGATCAGTCGGTTGCAATCAAGACGCTTGGAGCAGCGGGGCTGACAGGAGCAAGCAGTTTCATTGTCTTTTTGTACGGAGAAACAACCCATATCGCAGACCGCTTATCAACGCTGGAAAGTCAAGTGAACGTAGTGCTGGATGCTGATGGCAGCGTCCGACCCAGCCCCCAGGCCATGCGTAGTGCAATTGAGCTTGAAGCAATCAATAGACGTATTGACCGATTGGATGATGCGCTTACATTTAGGAGACGACAACTTGTGGACCCCTGATGCAGCTAAGTACTCATCTGAAATCGCATTTGATTGACCTCGCTGGATCACGTCAAGTGAAAGAGCTGGTGGCGGACTTGAT